GACTGGTCGATTGGGCCGGGTGAGGCGTCGCGGTTGTCGCCGGGGCTTCGGTACCGGTCGATATCGCGGAACTGGTCGCCGCCAATGTCGTCGCCGTCTGAATCTTGCCGACCGATATCGCGGTTTTGATCGCCGCCGATATCGTCACCATCGGAGCCGTGCCGACCGACTTGGCCGCTGATCAGATCCCGTCCGGCATTATCGCCAGGCGAATCCATGCGGCCGCTGTTGTTGATGCTGGTGTTGCCACCGGCACCGGCGATCGCCGCCGTACCAAAGTCAGCCAGGCGATCGATGCCGAACCCGGCCAAGCCAGCGTCGGCCACGATACCTAATGCTTTCACCCAAGGATTCGGGCCAGCCTGATACTGGCGCACCGGCTCCGGATCATCAGCCGGGGCAAACACCGAAAAGCGCTCGACACCCTGCAGCTGGATGGTCTCGCCAGGGCGCGCGACCATTTCAATGATCGGACGACGCGCCTGCTGCTCAGACGCTGCAATGGCGGCCTGTGCGTTGTAGTAGGCCGTCTCTGCATTGGTCCTGTGCAGGCTGTGCGTACAGCCTGCAAGGACGAATAGCGCGGGCAGAATTACCAGGGCGCGGATCATGTGGACGTACCAAACTCTAATACGTAGTCGGCATTGCCAGTAGGCCCAGGCATGATGGTGATCGGGAACCGCCACGCGGCGCGATTATCCACATTGACCGGCTCAGGCTCATCGAGCTGAACCTCAACAAACGTCGCTTTTTGCTTGCGAGCGTCAACAGTGTCGTCGACCAGCAGCTCAAGCGGCACCAGCGCGTTGGTCTCGACCATTGTGATCAAGTCGGCCCAATTGTCATCGCGCCAGACCGTCAAGTTGCCAGAAAACTCACGGCCCTGGCGGAAGGTTCGAGTCGTTTCAGAGCCGTAGCTCAGCGCGACATTTCGACCATCACTCAGCTCTAAGCTGACACAATCGACGACCGTGCCGTCCAGGTTGACGGTGAGCGAATCTTCAAGCAGGGGCGTCGGCACTTGGAACGACACCAGGCTGTCAGATGGAATGGCCTCTTCGGCATAGCCGACGACCTTGGCCAGCACATCAATGCCGGCTTTGGCGTAGTCATTAATGGCCCATGCAAGCGAGCTAAAACGACCCCGACCCGCGGCACCGCGGTAGCGCAGCCCAGCGTGGAAAAAGTCCATGCTGATCGAAGGTATGCCCTGAAGGGTCGGCTGCAGCGAGGTGATGGCTGGTGGGCCAGTATCCAGCGTTTCGATATGGCCGCACGCTTTAGCAAAATCGCTATAAGGCAAAACCGCGCCAGGCGTAGTCGGCCCAACCAGTTCAATCATGCCCGAAACGGTCATGCGACGCTCGATGCCAATAAAGGGCTTAGAGCCGCCGTTTGGACGCTGAATATTACGCTCTAATTTTCCGCCCTGAATTCGGCCTTGGCCGTCAAGCAAGCGGATTGCATCGGCAGCCGCCAGCGTTTCAAACGTGCCTTCAGTCGTCTCTTGTTTGCCGCGAAAGCCGGACAGATCAAATAATTCAATAGACATGACTTACTCCTTAGCGCCTTTGGACGCGTTTGATTTGCCGGAATTGGCTTTGCCAGCGGGCTTCGCGGCGGGCTTTTCAGCTGACTCCTCAGCTGGCTTACTGTCGGCAGCCTTCTGCTCAAGCCGCTTACGCTCAGACTTCGTGAGCGGTGGCTGTTGAGACTTGCCCACTGGTGACAACTTGCCATCAGCGCCCTTTTTGTAAGTGCCGGCAGCGACCGATTGATCGGTGCCGGGTGTTTTTTCAAGCTCTTTTTTCTTGGTCATCAAAACGTCCTCAGGTAGAAATGTCGTATTCGATGGCATAGGTTTCCTGCCACCAGATCACATTGTTTTTGTAGCTCAGCACGGCGCACGGTGCGGCCAGTTGAGTCGCGAACCCTTGCGTCGCGCCCGGATGGCGCCAACCGACCAGGGCTGAACGAATTTGTATGATTCGTTCGCGCAATTCGTCGGCTTTGGCGGTGCCGCGCTTGGCCACCTTGTAGTCACGAATAGCAATGACCACACCAAACCGGCTCAGCACGCGCTGGCGATAGCCACCGGAGCCGCCGATGGATTTTGAAGGCTGATCACTGGCCAGCAACACATAAGCAGCCGGCGTGGCTGGGGCCTTGCTTTTTTCCGCGCTGGCCAAATCGGCCGCGCCGCCAATCTCTTTCCAACCGGTCAGCTGATCGTGCAGCCGATCCAAAATCGGCGACAGCGTAATCGGCGCAAGCAATGAGCTCATATAAACCCACTGGACTTATCCCGGCCCCAGCGCGTTGCCTGGCTGGTCATTTGAACCTCGCCAACCTTGCTGGCTTTGGCCGGCTCTTCAATGCCGAGCGCCATTTCACCGCGCGACAATTTGCCCAGAATACGGATCGCGTCCTGGTAGCCTTGATTGACCTCATCAATACGGCCATCCTGGTGCAGGTGATAGCGCCGGATATTTGCGGCCAGGCGTTTGACGATGCCAGGCACTGGATCAAGCGGCAGGCCATAGCGTTGCGCCAAGTAGCTGTCGATTTCTTGATCAGCATCTTGGCCGGCCTGGTCAATGACCGTTAGCGCAGCTTCGGCCGCATCGATTTCATCAGCTGACCAATCGTCGGTTGACTCGCCCAAGATCACGGCACGCATAAGCGCACCGCTGACCGCAGCCATTGAGTCCGGCACGGCTACTTCAGCCAGCTCGGTCTCGCCGAAGCGCTGCATCAATTCTTGGGCAGTCAGGTAGTTCATACGGTCAGCACGGCCTCGTTCTCGGCCACGGTGGCATCACCAATGCCGCCGACTTTGGTCAAATCAGCCAGGCTCTCGAACGGGCCTTTTGATGCGCGCCACTTGACCAGGTCATTAGCGGTTTTCTCGCCGATGCCGTTGGCCGCTTTGGCGATTTGCTTTGCCGTTGCGGTGTTGACGTTGACCAGGGCTGGCGGCTTTTCAGCTGCCTTTTCAGCTGCCTTCTTAGCCGATTTCTGAGCCTTAACCTGCTGCACTTCAAGGTGCGGGTCAGCCTCAATCAGTGCCAACTGCTCATCAGTCAGCTCGTGTTCAGTCCAGCGAGGACCGAAGCGAACCCCAGCACGAATATGCTGGGGCGCGGCTTTGCGGGTGCGGATTTTGGTTGACATCGGCATTAATCCAGCAGGGTGCTTTCGATGATCTCGACCGCTTTGTACAGCGTGTTACCAGCGCCGTTAGCCAGCGTGGCGGTCGCGAACAGCGTTTCGGCTGCATCCAGATTGCCTGGGCCAACCACAATGACATTCGGGTTGACGTTCAGCTTGCGGCCTTCATCGCCCTCGAACTTCTTCATCGCGGCGCGAGCCAGCTTGAAGTTTTCTGCAGTCAGTGCGGCCCGTGAGCCATATGCCATCTGCCAGAAGCCGAAGCCGGCGCTGGATCGAGCATCGACACCAAACAGGAACTCATCACGCATAAAGGCGTTTTGATCTTCCAGGTTGTTCAGCGCGCGGAACTGATAGTCACGACGCTTCTGGTAGATCAGCGGCTTGAGTGGGCGGCGGGTGTCGAGCAAGAACCAAGGAAGGTCAGAACCCGCCTGCAGGTTGCTGACCAAACCATCACCGACCGGATGCTCGGCATCAAAGAACGGCTGGCCGTCGTAGCACAGCTCAACAAAGCCCGAGGCGAGCAGCTCAAAGATCAGCTGGTCAGGATGCTCTGCAGCAATCTGGCCAAGCGACTGCACTTTAGGCGCTACGATGCCAATCGAATCATCTTCGATATCATCGCGCATGACCTTAATGGTCGATTCAAACTTGCGGTTGCGGATGGTGTAGCCGTGCGCTTCAAGCTGCTTGATCCGGCGATCACCAATCCACTCGCGCATCTGCGGCCAGTCGCCAAGCCAGTTGTAGATCTCGCTGGCGCTGGTCGAGTTGATCATGGTCGCGATCTTGTTCCACTTAGGCTCAAACGCACCGAAGCCGTCCTGGAAGTTTGATTTTAGACCGCGATAGAGGTCGTCTAATACTGCTTTATTAACTAACATAGTGATATCCCTTAAGAGATTCGGACCCAGACGCCTTCGGCATCTACGGCTGCAATTACACCTGCGACTGATCGGCTTGCTGAGCCGTTGGTCAAGGCGACGGTTTGGTCATCGACGATGAAACAGTTAGCGCCGACATCTTCGGCACCAATTTCATCAGCGGCGGCCGAGTTGGCGAATGCAAATACGCCTTTAAGCACGGTCACGCTGGCATCGCCATCGCTGCCGGCGTTGGTCACCTGCTCCTGGGCGACGCCGTCGGCCGTCTGGCCGGTGGCGGCTGCGCCTGGTACGGCAAAGCCATTGGCATCAAGCATGACCAGGCTGCCACCAAAGATGGTCGTGGCGGCCTTTACAGGACGGGAGTACAGCGCATCTTCGCGCCATGCGGTATTACGGTCTTGGGTTAAAGCAGCCATTACGCAGCCTCCTCAGCTTCAAGCTGTTTGGCGTAGGTTTCTTGGCTAACACCCAGCTGGCTGCAGATCGCAACCTGTTGCGGGGTTAAGCCCTGTTTGTTGACGCCGCCGTGGTTGCCGTCGGATTGAACACCGCGCAAGCCTGGCAGCGATTCGGCACCTTCGAGGTACTGAGTCAGCGCAGCAAAGTTGCTTTTGCCCAACTCGGTCGCCCATTCTTTCTGAGCAGGCAGCAGGCGGCCATCTTCAAGCGCAGCACTCACGCATGCGGTGACTTTGTCGGCCGTGATGCCTTGAGATAAGGCGGCCAGCTGGTCGCGCATTTCCGTGAACGCAGCAATTGGCACAAACTTAGCCGGGTCAGGCGTGGCGGTTGCGGTGGCACTAGCAGTAGCAGCGGCCTGGCTGGCGGCTGCCATGCCTTGTTTCATTTCCTCGACCGATGCAAGCAAGGCTGTGACCGCAGCTGCAATATCAGCCTCAGTCGCGCCTTCCTCAAGGCCAAGCAGTTCAATCAGATCATCCATTTGATACTCCGGTGTTGGTGATTCGTTTAGTAGTTGATTTGCAGCTAGCAGTTGATTTGCAGCAGCACGCAGCAGTTCCTGCATGCCGTCGATGGCGGGTGTATTGGTTAGCCCGGCTGAGTGAAGCCCGGTAATAGCGCCCTGGGCGTTGTAAAAAAACACCGGGCTGATGTACAGGAATTCTTCGGCATCGATGCCGGCTTTGGCGGTGGCCGTCCATTTAACGTCGGTTGCCCACAGCTGGCCATCACGCACCTCAAGCCCGGCCGCAGTGAACCAGCCAGCCGCCGGCGCAGGCTTGCCGTTCTCGGCAGCGTTTAGGGTTTGGTGTTCATAGTCGATGACGAACTTGGTTTTTAGCTTGGACGCCTCGGCCTGCCATACGGCAAAGATGGCCGGATCAAAATCCCAGGCTTCAACATCTTCAGGCCGGCCGTCCACGGCTCCGAACTGCCCTTTCGGCAACAGCTGAAGCTCAGACGCTGCGCTGCTGATCTCCAGCGCACAGACGGCGATATGCAGCCCGGTGTGTTTTTGCTTGCTAAATGGCATGCTGGTAGCATCGCGCATGGCCAGCATTGTTGATATATGAAGTGCTTCTTAAACAAGCCGTGCTGTAAAAGCGGGCCTGGTGCGGGGAATAAGGCGAGCAGCGGCTGCAAAAAAACCAGCCATTCAGCGTGATCAATTTGCCGAATAATCGTCTGTATTTTACTCGGCCGCGCGAAATGCAGTCTAGCAGCATTTCAAACCTCGTTGCAAAGCCCTTGCACTCAAACGCTATGGCTTGCAGACTTTTTGCCGGTGCCATTATCGCGGCGAGTGGCTTAAAATCGCTTACAGGCGCTCTGAGGCGGTCGCGTTTTCGAGCGCTTGAGCGAGGTGTTTTTCAGCCAGGCGCAGGATCTCGCTTTCGTCATCATCCGAGATGCCCAAAAATGGCCGGGCAGGAATGTTGCGATCGTCATCGCCGAACTGATGCGTGGCTGCATAGATGCGATTGCTGCCAAATTCGAGCGTTGTCTGACCAGCCACGTAGCTGAGCTGGTCGCGCAGAAAGGCATCCAGAACTAGGATGTCATTCTTGCGCCGCTTCTTGCGCCTTTGGTAATCTGGATCGAGCGGCTCCCACAGCTTGCCGTCCGGCGATATGGCCAGGTCAAAGCGATAACGATGGCTTAGCAGCAGGTGCTCGCCCACGTCTTTCCATAGCGGCTCCTGGGTGCCCGCCCGCCGCGACAGTTCGCTGAATACGCCGAGCACGTCCTCGGCATTGGATTCGATTTTGATGTGGGTGCCGGTCATGTTAGTTCTGCTCTTTATAAAAATCAGGGTTGATAATTGTCGGGCATCAGATTAAGCAGCCGCCAAAATCCGGGGTGCATGCGCCGATGGTTTTTGCTGCCTTTTTCTGATTCCCACTGCTGCCAAGCGCGACGTGAGGTAATTATCCATTTCGCGCAAATATCTTGAGCCGCTGTAATATTAACGCCTTGAGCGGCTTGGATTTGTTCGCGAAATGCGCGCACTTCGTCGGGATGAGGATTGGCCGCCGGGGTGGGCCGGCGGCTTCTATTTGGGTGATTAGTCATTTTATGGTTTAGCAATACGCATATTGCCTGGCGCATCTTGGCCGCGAACAAGCTGGGCTTTGAACTCAGCAACGGTCTGATGCTTTTCAGAATCCCAGATTGTGACACTGCCGTGGCTAATGGCAGAGGCCGATGATTTTGCCGCTAAAGTAGCCGAGTCAATGTCAGGGTGGCGACTTCGGTTTTTTGAGCCA